ATACAATGGAGGCGAGGGGAGTTATTAAAATGCCTTTATAAAACAATTATAATTAATTTGGGTCTGTTTTAGGTACTGTATTAATCAAAAATCCCCACCGAAGCAGGGACTTACCATTAAGAACAGATACTTATTATAGCATATTTTATAATTTGACAAAAAGCCGTTTTTGAACGATTAGACTCTGAATTTCCCACCCTTTATTGACAAAATGGCTGTTTTGTTAGTAATGGAATGTGCGACCATCAAAAATGAGGGTCGCACTAAAAGAACTTCAGTAATACCAAGTGTTTGAGTGGTCTTAAAACTGGTTCAATAATGAACAAGTAAGCTTTTCTTACTTATTATATTTAATTGACGAGCTTTATATCCATTTCATAAACATGCTCTCCCGTTTTGGTTTGAACTCCCCCAGAATATAATTCATGTACCTTACAATCGTGATATTCCTGAAATGAATCTATTCCTTTTACTCCTTTGAAAATAACATTATCATCATCCTTGTAAGAAATAGAAATTATGTTTCCATCGACAATTAAATCTAATAGTTGCTTTACGTTCATGCATATCCTCACTGATTCATTTATGGTTCTTGCTGGATTCGAACCAGCGCTAACTCCGTTATGAGCGGAGGACTTTAACCAACTAAGCTAAAGAACCTTGACGACCGCGTACTGGTACGCATGCAAAGCAGAGGCGAAACACGGTCTATATCATTCGCCCGCAAACTCGCAAGCCCCAGAGAGTCATTAGCTCTCACTTATATTATAGCATATTTTGCGACCATCAAAAATGAGGGTCACAAACTCACAAACCGCATAATACCAAATATTGCTGAGGTCAGGGATAATGAAGATATTGCATAAAATTAAACAACTGGATTTAATTCGGAAAATAAAGATGTGCGAATCTATGGACGATTAAATTGCTATGTATCAACGTATATTGTGGTTTTACGGACGATTTGGTTTAATTCGGAAAATGAAAAAAGCCACTCCGAAGAGCAGCTTAACTCTAGAAATAGGATGAAATCCCACAATTATCCCGAATATATTATAGCACAAAAAAAGCGCCCCAGTTAGGAGAGGGACGCTTAGGATAAAATTATGAAAAGTTTTTTGGAATAGTTATATTATAGCACTTCATTCTTAAATCAAACAAAAATAAAATATGCCAATAACGCTTAGAGCATTTCTTTTGACAACGCTATCTTTTTTTGGTATTCTTAAACTATCAATTAAGAAGGAAACCCGAAATGGTTGGGAGAATATTTTTATTTAGTGGGTTCAATTCCCACCTCCTTCATTATTAAAATCATTCTACTAGTCCGCTGCTAGTAGGATTTTTTTTGCAAAAGAAAAACGCCCCGGAGGGCGAAGAACTATTAAATAAGAGTATATCATTTTTTATTATTCTTATTTATTTTATATGATTTTTTCTTCTTCTTTGGGAATAAATCGACTACTGTACCGGCACTTGAAAATCCTATCAGGTTAGCAGCTTGATTTTTATTAGATGATTTGTTAATCAAAGTTTTAATTGGTCCATATATTTTTCCGAAATTATAATCGGGATTAATTGATAACATCATCTTTTTTATTATACATAAGATTATTGCTAGTCTGCTTGTAACTTCATTTTTTTTATTAATAAATAATTAATAACTATTTCATATATATCAACTATCTTTGAGCTTGTTTTATAAAAAGGGGCACAGAGATTTTCTTGAATCCTTATATAAAAAAAGAAAAATTATCGACTAATTCAATTTTTTTCATTGATTTAGATGTTATTTTTATATATAATATCGAATATACCAATATTTATATAAAAGGAGTAAATTATGGTTGATCGTTCTTATAGCCCTTATGAGTCTATTCGTAATTACCATGATAGAGGAATGATGAAGTGGAGTGCATTTGCTACTGGTGAGCTAACTGAGGCTCTAAAGAAATATACTGAAGAACAACTCATTGAGGATTCAATTGACAATCGTTATCGTGATTCTTATGATGAAGAATGGTGACTTTAATATATTACGGAGCTTTATAAGCTCTTTTTTTAGCACAAAAAAATCCCCACCGAAGCAGGGACTTACCTATTAAGAACAGACGTTTATTATAGGATATTCAATTATCAACTATAGGTACAAATAAATGGCTGTAATAATTTGAACGAATAAAATCACTGCAAATGGTGCCATAATAACCAATATCACAAGGGCTGGTCCACCTAGCCACTCCCTACCTTTATTTCTTTTCATATCATATCCTCCCTAAATGAATGTATTAATTACACAACACTTTATTTTTGTAAAGAGAATACTTAATAAAAAGTCCCTCAGTACTGTACTGACGGACTAACAATATTGAATAGAGACCTATTCAAGTACCATCATATTTTATTTATTAAAGTATGTCAAGTAATTGCATTATTTAACAAAAAAGTTCTCCCAACCTGAAAAGGGAGCTATGTCAGACGTGTGTAATCTGGTAAAAGGTTTGTGTCCGACATTTTTATTATAACAAAAAATCCCCAACCAAGGTTGAGGACAGTGAGTAAATTTTATGAAAAAAATATAAATAATATTTTATCATTACTTCTGAATATACGCAAATAAAAAGCCACGCTGGCAAGGCGTGACTTTACAAATACATATTAATTCATTTATTAATTTTTTGCCTTTATTATTATAGCACACAAAATTCTCCTACAACTGGCAGAAGTAGCCTTAATTAAAAAATATCTGTAAAGAAATTAAAACGCCAACATAAAGCAGACGTTCTAGATGAATACCCTATTTTGGGGCAAAATGATTATAGAATTACTTCATCAAACAGCTTCTTTAGAAAAATGATATCTGTGTTTATTTTTATCAATAGTATAGATTTTTATAACTCTTTCACCCTGCGGCATTATTTTTGATTTGAGATTGAGAGTAGTGTTCGGGTAATAAACTTGTTCCTCATCTACATATTTCAGTCCTATTGCAAGCAGTAACTTACTTGTTCTCAAGGAAGCATCAAATGTGAGACGTTCATATCTCCCCTCACCCGTCAAAATGCATTCTTTAGTAAAGAGATCTTCGAAAGAGTGTAGGGCCCTCAATTTTTGAATAGTTGTCCCATCGCGCTTCACTCCGACATTTCCTAAACTTATCCTATTCTTTTCTTTTTATAATCGAACCAGAGTGCTTTGTGTCCTCCTTTGTAGGATAGGCCTAACAAATGAAGTACATTTCTACTTTCAATCTTAAAAATAATTTCTTTTGTGTGGGTTTTGATAACAATATCTTTATTTAACAATTTATTATTTATAAACTTCAAAAGAGCTTTGATATTATCAAGCTCGCTTTTTAAAATTAAAAATTCTTTATTATTTGGTTCTCTAAAATTATTTTGATTTGCCATACATCCTCTAAAAAAGAAACACTCCGCCAGGGTTAGCAGAGTGTATTAAACCGTGGTGGATTTATTCTGGTGAGTCGCCACCCCGTGTAGCGTAAAGCTACCCTAACAGTATCAGATTATCGTATCTGCAACGCTTGTCCTATGACAGTTAACTTCGACTTTTAGTGTCCACCGCACTTTTGAAAGGAGGTGATAAATGAAGATTAATGGAATGAAGAGTTTTAATCTGTATTTATTACCTTAGATTATTATAGCAAAAAAATTACGTTTTTCAACCCAAAATGATCACATTTAGTTACTTTTGATTACTTTTTTAGCACTTTTATGTATGAATTCGTAACTTTATGATACTAAAAAAGCCCCTCGGCACCTTATTCCGAGAGACTACATCTTACATATCTTTATTATAACAAAAAAGCCCGGTCAATCGACCGGACATCTTTTTTTATTTTTTGAACAATGTGGCTAAATCCTTTGGAAAACCAGACTTATCTTTAAGAGTGTAATACTGACCCATATATGCTCCTTCGAAGCTAGCAAGGTCCATTTTAATTACTCCATAAAGTTTCTGTAACCCTTGGGATTCTTGTGCAGATTTTACCCAGCGAGCTGAATCTGGAGTGATAAGCACTTGATTATTTTTATATATACCGTCTGTAATTTGAATGAATTTCATTAGATTTTCTCCTTTTGTAGTTTGATTATTTTCACCACCACCTGTAGATGGCTTTTCTTCTTTCTTACGCACCACACCGCTAAAGCCGTTATACCATGACCAACTATTGTCATCAGGTAGTTCCTGAACATACATAGCGCCAAGAACATTCTGCTCATAAGTCACGACGTTACCATTTGCCACACTTGCTACAATTCCTACATGACCCGTAGACAAGCCATCTCGTGCAGAGATGAAGAAAATATCTCCTGCTTTAAGCTGGCTAAAACTCGGATTATCAATCTTTTCGAATCCTATAGCTGACCAATCCGTTTGTGTGTACACGTTCCAGGCAGTTGCACAGTCTGAACCAGGTACCCATTGGGCATTGATTCCAGCCATTCCATAGGCAAACTGATAAGCCTTATCTGTAAGGACAGACAGCCAATAAGAAGCAAGAGCCCCGCATTGTCCTGCACTACTAGAATAGCCAACCTGCTTGCCAACAAGTGGACCTATAGTTGCTGCTACATTGTACATACTATTCCTCCTTATTCAATTTAACAGCACTTGCTGACTGCTCGCCAAATGTTCCACTCCCTAATGATGTTAGAACCGACACCAATGTTGCTAGTAGAGATACACTTAAAGCGTTCATCCAATCTACATCAAGTATCCCAGTCGCTCCAGCAGCCAATACTGCAGCCAGTGACTGTGAAAATGTTTTTACTGCACGTTCTGCAGTATCTTTCAAAAATGTTTTTGTGAACATTATTTTATCCTCCTATAATTTTGATATTAAATAGCCAACACAGGAAATAGCAATGGTTATCATAAATCCCCACGACCATTTGTTTGTAGCTTCTATCTTTGCAATATCTTTAGCGTTGTTTATAGCCAAAGAATAAGCCTTATCAGCTTTATCTCTGACTGATTCATAGTTATCCAGTTTTGTTTCAATCCGAGTGGTCCGCTCAAGAATTTCTCGTACTGCTTGTTCTTCCAATTATTATTCCCCTTTCTCAATACTAGATGTCAAAATTGAATTGAAAACGATACGCTTGGTTAGCTGTTGGTGCTAATAGCGTAGTAGTTCCTGCCTCGTTAATTTGCACGTGACTATTAAGCGTAGCACTAGAGCTAAATGCAGCAACTACAAACATCAAGGAACTTGTCGGCCTAAAACCTTCAGGCAAGGTTCCCATGTTAAAGTTAGCATTCGTAGCTGGAGTATAATCAAAAGCAATAGTTACTCGACTACCGCTTTTTTTATACTTGCTGCCAGTGCCAAGTGTCGTCCAATCTATATCTTTTTTATTTATTAAACCATCCACAGTTAAGCTACCTTCTATCTCTTGGTCTCCTGTAATATGGATAACTTCAGAATCATTAGCCTTAGTATTTAAGGAAGTTTTGAGCGCAAATTTATCATCCACTTCGGTTTTACTATAAGCATCTACAATATCGGATTTCAAGGCGAACGTTGCATCTGATTCTGATTTAGTATATGCTCCTACTTGTGTAGCAGTTACACTATGAGGATTATTCTTATTTGCTGTGTGTTCATCAAATTCAGATTTTGATGCTTGTTTTACATTATCTACATTAGATAAACCAACATCTGTTTTATCTACGTATGACTTCGCCGCCTTCTTAGTTAATGAAGGTGTCATATATTTTGCATTAGAAGTCCCAGCAGTCGCTTCTGCTTCCGTCGCAATACCATAATTAGAAACATTACTAAGCCCCACCTGCTCCTTAGTAACACTGTGAGGATTAGTTTGATTTGATTCATGTGATGTAATCTCTAAATCAATTGAACTAATCCCATCTTCCATGTGATTCATACGATTATCTGTAACAACGGCCCCATTCTGAATATTTTCTTCTTCCGTCTTTAAATCATCGTACTTATTCCAAGTTTGCTTTTCGTAAGTCATGCTCTCCTTCTCCCTTTAAATTACTTTCAACTTGACCGTTTACTAAAACTGTTAACTTTGCATTTTCTAACTCAAGCTGTGCAATTTTAGAAACAAGCTGTGTTACTAACTGTTGTGCATCAATTTCTTGATTCATCTATAATGTCCCTTTCTTCTTTTTCTTCTTGTGGATGATCTAAACGTACATTTTCATAGTATCTCCGGTACGCAACAATATTCCATGATACTTCCATATTAGGAATATTACTCTTAATCACAAATGAATCAATATCAACATCTTCTACCCACACAGTTCCTTGTCCATATGGGCTAACAAAAACATGATAATTCTTACTATCAGTATTTACTGTTTCTAAAAAAATAGGATCGATATAAACTGTTATCGATCCATTTTCATCAGTCTTTGCTTTACCATAATCTGCAAAAAGATATTCGGGTGTTTCATAAGCATTTAGTAATCGTTGGCCATAGCTTTCCGTTTTAATAACAGAATTTTTTGAACCATAAACCATAAAATTTTTCTGTACAGATAAATTATCCTTTGCATTAACAAAACTATTAATTTCAAGATTACCTGTAATTATCGTCTTGGTCGTCTTTACTGTAATATTTGAACTTGCACATTTTATATAGTTATCATTGTCCCCGATGTAAAAAGTCCCAGAACTATTAACATATAGCTGCGGCATATTTGTCTTGCCACTATTAAGATATCTAAACATTGTAGAGTTATACTCAAGGCTATGACTAGTTTTCATAGGGTCATTTAAATCATCACTATAAATAGAAATATTATCTATACGTGAGTACATTCTCAGCTCGTTATTAGGATTAGACAAACTAATGAAGTTTTTATTAAGCTTAGTACTATTAATAGAAAATGAGCCTGATTCCGCAACATCTAATCTCATATTTCCTTCTTTTAAGTTCTGTGTACTTGCATATAGTTTGAATACCTGCTTATCATCACCATTCCTTCCCCATGTTATAGCTCCGTTATCTTGAGCCATTGTGAAATCTTCACCTACTGAGGTAATTTTAGAACCAGTAATTGTTGAACCTGTTATGTCAATTGCATTGAGTGAACCTGTTGAAATATTTGAAGCGTTTAGGTTTATGATATTCACATCTGAAGCATTAATTGTACCTGCTGTCAGTTTAGATGCACTAAGATTACCAATCATAGCGTCCTGGATAATCGCATCATCTATACGTGTCTGATCAGTTAACCAAATCTTGGCCCCCGTTATTTTTAACCATTCTTTTCCGTCCATCTCCTCAGAAAGATTTATTGTTTTCACGATCTCATCAGAGGGAACTGAGTTATCAATTTTGTCCTGTATTTCATCAGATAAACGAGTGGATGTTTGAAGAACCCAGTCATACGTTCCATCTTCCAATTTTGAATATATCCATATTTCATCATCTGGACCATTCTTTTTAAACCATAAATCACCAACCTTAGGATGAGGTGGTTCTTCATTTCCATCGTAAACAGAGTTTTTTCCTGCTGCATCAACCCTTGAATTTAAATCCTTAATAATTTGATTGAGTGGAGGCGAATAAGACGATACAGTTTGTGCCGAAGAATTAGTATCTGCAGAACTTGTTGCTGTTAGACCACCTGAGAACGTAAGTACATAACTTAAATTAGGAGTTTTGAATAACGTCCCATCTCTATCTGCTAAAGTAATCCAATCTCCAGTTTCCAAAGCAGGATTTCCTCGCCATTTTAATGTAAAAGGATAGAAATTCAGACTTTTTATTTTTTGATAGATACTGTCAAGCAGACTTTGAGTCATTACTTTGTTTTCTAAAGTAATCTGAGGTCCTGTATTACTTCCAGAAAAAAAGGTAACTTGTTCAGTTCCTTCTTCTGTTTGAACAGACACAGTACAAGATATACCACCTACTTGATACATTAATTCATTCTTGGTAAGTCCTTTTTGAAAATATTCCGCTGGTGCTATGCTGTATTTCGGGTCACCTAATTGTTTTATCTCAAGTTGGTTATTCCTGTTAAAACGAGCATAGCCTGCTTCAAATTGTGCAATAAGGCCCAAAGCTTGCCTATAAGTATAACCTTCTGGCTTCATAATAAGTGAGGTGCCAATCATAGCAAAATTGCTTTCGTTAATTACTGATCCAGACTTATTGGCAATTTCAAGGGCTACATCTCTTATTTTGGCAGGATATGTTAAATCTGAAACATATTCATTTTCCATGAAAACAAATCTATCACTTGCTTCAACAATCGTTTTCTTCTCATTTCTATCTGGATCACAACTCGTTACATAAAATGTTCCTAAGGGAACATACTCAAAAACAGTCGGTCGATAATGAATGAGTTTAGCAAACCCAACTTTGGCACTACCAACCTTTTCAGGTGGGATATTGTCATAATTATAATCTGCATCATATGTTGCTATTCCAACTTCAATAGTAATTTCTGTCAACTCTTTAATATTTTCAAGAATGGAGCAGAACTCTATTTTTATTGAGTTAGAAAAAGTGGACCCAATCTGAAGATTTTCTCCAGAAATAGAACCACTTGTATAAACCCAGTTATTGATGTCTTTCTTTGTATAGATTGTATTCCCAATCTTAATCCTAGTTTCAAACCTTCTATTGCTTGCCTTAACTGCTTCATTGAATTCTTTAGAAACATCAAGCATTATTATCACCTACTTTTCTATAAAGTTTACAGATAAATTTTCCCACTTCATTGCTTTAAATTTATCATTCCAGGAATAAGATGGAGTTGTAGAATCACCCGCATAAAATGTTTTAGTACGTTGACGTCCCAATTGTGGATCAGGGTAAATAACATTAAAGAAGGGTTTATTTATTCTTTGTAGAATATCTGACACTTCGGAATCACTCAAAGGTCCCCACTTAATTACTAGCTTTGTTTTTTGAGCAATTACATCTCGTACCATTTCACCATTTGCATTTCTCCCTGAAGAATCCGCATCAATTGTCGATATATCTACACTAAATTCTTGTGGTGTTTTTACTGTAACACCATCTATTTGTAGTACCGCTCCCATTATCTTCTCCTTTTTATAAGTTCAACTCTGTGTATCCAAGTTGTCTATGGTATTTATTTATCTCAGAAACAGCAATTCTTCCGAACTCTCTTCCACCAATGTTAATCACGATATCTCCATTAGTATCCTGTGTTGGTTGAGCCCCTAATGATTGAACTAGCATCATAATAGCGCTTGTTAATGAACCATTCATGTTTGCCAAACCATATCCAGAAACATCTGAAGAATTATTCGATACAGACATGTTTGAATAATCCATTGGTTTTTCGTTAAACATTTCAGGAAGCTGTAATGTTTCAAATGCTTTAAAATCACTTAATGAATTATAAGGATTGTATTGAGCAGGAACAACCATTTCACCTTCATGAATCATAGCTAACTGATCTTCTGGAACATAAGGCGTGCCTTTAGCATAACCATGTCCGTGGCCAATCACATCAAGCATACCACTTACGCCATATCTACTTTTTGCATAGTTAATAGCTGCAAGTGAATTATCAAAACCATTAAAGATATTACCATGACCTGGGAATTTATAAGCATTAAATGTTGCAGATATTGTCTGAAGTAAACCTTTGGCCAAATCTCCAGATATAGTATTAACATCGGTGTATCCACCTTGTACTGCTTTTTCATTCCCCCCAGATTCAGACTGAACTTGTCTAAGCCATGCATTAACATAGTTTGCACTAGTTGGTAAGCCATTCATTGAAAGAGACTTTTTAATAGTTGAGCGCCATCGTTCTACACCAGATCCAGATGGACTTGGTGCCCCCTCATCAAATGCTTTTTTAATCATATTGACAGCGCCATTAGCCATCGTAGAAATTCCACCTGTCGCTATTGAAAGAGCTGGCTCTACTGCTTGCGAAAGATTCGTAAATTTACTAATCCCAATACTTAAAATCTTTTCGGGATGAGTAGCATAATCCCAAATGTCACCAACCATTTCTTTTGCCTGGTTCCATTTTTCTCCCATCCAATCACCAATACCATTTGCATAAGCTGGCATATTGGACATCGCTCTTGCAGTCTTAGAACCGCTTAAAACTTGAGTTCCTTTTGGTAAGTCGACCATAAGGTTTTTCACCTTAGGAAATAGACCAGTTTTCCCATCTGGAGTACGATACATTTCTTGCCACTGACTGCCTGCTCCATCATTTACTAAAGCAAGACCTCCTGGGTGACCATTTGTACCATTTGCATAGCGGGGAACTCCCCAATGTCCCAGTCTGTTTCCTGAACCTACTTTTCCAAGTACCCAGTTGATACCGTCAATTACACCATTTACTGCACTACCAATTACTCCTACTATTCCATTTCCGATAGCTGCTGCTCCTCTTTTCACAGCATTTACTCCATTCCGCAATCCAGAGCCGATTTTTTCACCCATCCCAGAAGCCCATGAAGCAACATTGTCAAATGCACTTTTGGCTGTAGATTTAATAGAGTTTGCGTAACCGCCCATTCTATCTTTCATATTAGACCATGCGTTTGAAGCGTTGTCTTTCGCATTGTTGGCAGCGTTTGAAACAGAACTTCTTACATTTTCCCAAGCGGTTGAGGTTCCGCTCTTTATCTCATTCCACTTACTCGATACTTTCGAACCAATGGAATCCGCTACGCTGTGTACTGCTGTTTTAGTATCATTCCATTTTGAAGAAGTCCAATTTTTCACATTGTCCCAAGCATCTGATGTACCTTTTTTAACTTCAGACCACTTTGTAGAAACTTTTGTACCGATGGAGTCAGCAGTATCGCTTATGGATTTTTTGGCATCATTCCATTTATCGGATGTCCATTTTTTAACATTGTCCCAAGTATCTGATGTTGTCTTAGATATATCAGACCATCTATCACTAACCCATTTCTTAGCACCGTCTACCGCACCACCTATAACATTACTGATATTCCCCCAAATAGCTTTTGAAGTGTCCAGTATCTCTTGTGTTTTATCAGAAATAGTTTTTTTAATATCTCCCCAAATTCCACCAATTAATTCTGAAACGCCACCAATGAGGCTTGATATTCCATTTAATAGACCTTGAATTAAGAAACTTCCTATTTCAGCAAATACAGTAGAGGGTGAATGAATTCCAAATAATGATTTAACACCATTTACTATTGGATCCACAAGATTTTCTTGCAACCATGCACCAATGTTTTTTAAACTATCTCCAATACCTTTGAGTAAGCCGTCAATGAGATCTGTTCCCATTTTTATAGCAGATTGCAAAAAGTTTTTGTTTTTAGCTAACCAATCACCCAGAGCATTTAGGACATCAGCTACACCCTGTAATTCATTTACTAAATTCTTACCGACCCATTTTGCAATTGGTTTTAAGAATTTTTCCCAGAGCCATGTAAACAAAGGTTTTAAAACTTCTATTACTCCATTAATTACCTTTAATGCTCCTGCTAATACATCTAGAAACACTGGTATAGCATCTTCTATTGTATATTTAGCAAGAGGTAGTAAAACATTTTTATATAACCATTCTAAACCAGCACCAATATTATCAGCTAATGGCCGTATACTCTTCAAGAGCTTTTCTACACCTTTTAACAAAGGCGAAAAATCTAGCTTTTTAGCCCAATCCGCACCAGCTTTTGTCATATTTTTCAGATGCTTAAGTAAATCATTGACAATTCCTAAGATATCGGAAAATATTTTCTTACCTGTCCCAGCTTCATCCCAGGCTTTTTTAAATTGCCCAGCGAGATTTCCTATACCATCAAACAGATTCGTAAAAATCTCTAGGATATTGGCTGCTATTTCCTCACCAGTTCCGTCATTCCAAGCTTCTCTAAATGATTTAGCGATTGAATGAAGTAGTTCAAGAATACTATTGAACATGTCAAAAATGGATTGAATCAGCCTTGTTCCTCTACCGTCATCGTTCCATGCATCTTTAAAAGCTTTAGCAATATCTCCGATGATTCCAAAGACATCTGCTAAAAGTATCAGAATGTTTTCAATGAACTTCTGACCTGTGCCATTAGTCCATACTTTCATGAATGATTTACCAATTGAAGAAGCTAAACCGATAACTTCTCTCAAGGCATATTTCCATGCATCAATAACTTTTTGACCTTGGTTTTTCCATGCATCTTGGAAAGGCTTGAAGAAATCTTTCAACAACCCTTGCATATCCTTCATCCAATCTGGAACATCATAGTTTCCAGTTGCTGCACCAAAATCAACTCCTGGTTTGTTTACCTCCGGTGTTTTTTCAGAATTACTACTTTTATCATCTTGCAAGCCAATACGATTAATTTCATCAAATCCCATAAGTGATCGTTGAAGTTTATCTACTTTCTCTTTAGCTTGACTCGCAGCTGAACCTGTATCTTGCAAAGCCTGTACATTGTCATAAAGACCGCTTGCCCCTTGTTTTGCTGCTTGATAAGTTGTACCAAATATACTGGCAATAAAAGCAGCTATTTGGCCAGTAATAGAAGCTAATGCACTCATAAATGCGTTAATTGCTGGAAGGATAGCTGTATAGATTGGATAAAACGCAGTAAGAAGATTAACCTTAATTTGATTCAATGAATTGGAAAATTGATCATTAGTCTTAAGTGCATTCATCATTCCACCAGCTAATTTACTTATAGCACCACCAATTAACTGATAAACAATGAGCGAAGGTAATAAATACTTCATAGATTGCAAGAATGCATTGTTCCCCATAGACATGCTCCGTGTCCCTTGGGTTACTTTCCTTGAAGTATTAGAGAATAATCCTCCAAATTTACCTAAAATTCCAAATGAATTTTTTAAACCATTACCAATCCCACCTGCACCGTGAGAAATGGAGTTTGACATACGGTTAAATACTCCACCGTATTTAGAAACTGCTCTCTCTGACTGCTTCAATCCAGAACCAGCCATATTAACTCCGCTAGCAGCTGAACCAGTAGCCATTGAAGATTGACCAAGCACTGAATTAACTCGTCCAATAGCCTTTTTCAAAGCTTCAGCTCGCTCCTCAGTTTGCTGATATTCTTTCTGGAGTCTATCATTACTACTTGCAAGTTTTTGCATCTTATCAGACTGTACTTGGATTTGTTGGGAAGTCTTAAGAGAGTCGGGTGTTTCAACATCTTTAAAACCTTTAGCAAAACTACCTACAGGCTTTAGTTGGCCTTGACGTTTATCTTGTAAGCCTTTCATATGCTCCCGAATTGTATAATACTTTGCTTCATTCGCATCCATTTTACGAGCAATAGCATCTAATGACTGTGGTACAGCATCAAATTCATTTTTCAAGGCTTTCGCAACACCTCTTGCTTGGTCTTGATACTTAACCATAGAAGCCTGTGCGCGGGCTATCTGTTCATCGTATTTTACTGTCTTACCACTATCACCCTGTGATGATGCGCTCTGACGTTGTGATTTTAGATAAGCAACCTTTTCCTGCGCTGCCTTCGCTTGTCCCATTTTTGCATTAATATCATTAAGCATTGCATCTATTTCTTTTGAAACTTTAGGCCGTGCTTTTTTTACTCCAGAAGATAGATTGTTCCCAATACTCTCAGATGATTTCTTTGTTGTACTTTCCATTTTATCCAGCATTTTTTCAAAATTTTGATTCATTTTTTCAATCTGCTGAGTAAAACGAGTAGTCCCCTTTTCAATATCCATACTTTTCTCAGTACGATTCATTGAATTCCCTGTTAATTTCTCAATACGTGACATCATCCCTTCGAGATTAGGCATGACTCTATCAATCTTTTCTTGCATTTGAGACATATTGATATCCAACAGGACTTCAAGAGTTTCTAATTCCATTTATCTCACCTCCTTACTATTTATTATTTTTCTTTCTCTTTCTTTCTCGTGTAGCTCTGATTGCCTTAGCATTTTGCATCATAATTTCTTGATCCTTGAGCATTTGTGACTTACTAATGTCTGCTGCAGAAACTGCTTGTTTAACCTCTTCTTCAATCTTATTCAAGAAAGGATAAGCTTCTTCAAATTTAGGAAAATTCTTAGGATCATTAAATGCATATATAGCCATACGCTGTTGAGAGTAATCAAACATCGCTTGTTCACGTAAACTATTTTCGTGCCGCTTCTTGTTTGCCTCGACTTGAACCATTATTTCGTCTAAAGTCATACTCCAAAAGTCTGTTGAAGCAATTCCTGCCTCTACAGCTTGTGGGTATAAGTCCTCTAGCATCTTTGATAAATTATCGTAGGTTTTTAAAGGAGTTCTTCCCCTTCTACTTCCTTGTCCAGAGATTCCCCATTTGTCGCTTCTTTCTCCGTTTCCTTGCCGAAAAAACCACTTTCATCAAGAAGCTCCTGAATAGTAGAGAACATATCAAGAGTTGTTTTACCTGAATCCAAGTATTTTTCAAATGCACGTACCAAATCTTGGTCAGTTACTCGACTTGTTTGATTAGCACCTTGGAGCACGATAAGCAGTTTATTTGATGCAGGAAGCTTCATTCCCCCTTGTCCGTTCAAAAACAGTCCCATTAGAGATTCATCTAAGCGTTTTTCGATTGCTAAAATAGCTTTCCCATCCAAACGAAGTTGAAGGTTCAATCCGCCGAAATCAAATTGTTTAGTGTTAGGCATTTTTACGATATTTCCTTTTGTCATTTTTGTTTCTCCGATTTCTATATTTATAAAAAATAAAAAGGCTAGCCACTCTGACTAACCTTTAATTGCTAAATTAGTGACTACTGCCAGCTGGTGCTGGTGTAAAGTCAGGGCCTGCTGATACAACCACTACTAAGTTAAATCCAAGTGCTTGGTTGACTTCAACACCATCAAATTTATAAGATGGTTGACCTGTAAAGTCGACTTTCATACCATCAGGATAAGTCACTGTCCAATCTACTGACTTACCAGATTTTACCAATGTATCAACATCTTTGAAGTTGTCTCCTTGGTAGATGATTGCGAATTCCAAATTATCTGAATCCTGAATCCCTGCAATATATGCTTTCTTAGCTGAACCTAAGTGAGTAACATCTACTTTTTCAGGATCAGATCCCATTGCGGGAATAGATTTTACTGCTGCAATTGTTTTTGTTGTAGAACTATCTTTATAAGAAAGCACCGCTCCTTTTGATAATAGACCTGCAAATGTTGCCATGTTTATTTCCTCCTATTTCGAATAAACGTATTTTGTTTTGTTATCCACGATTGCGGATAGTTCAATAATGACACGCTTTAAATCTGCTGTATTCGCATCTCTTTGTGTGCCTGTAAAACCAATATCACCAAATTGTTCAATGATATTATTAACGATAGTGGTCAAACTACTTTTAGAATATAATTCAATGGTGATTGACCATTTTGTTTGAAGTTCCTCTCCACTTCCATCTACAAAATGTGGCGTATTAACCGTTCTGTAAATCGCTGTAGGAAAGTCATTCCATGTTGACGGATAATCAGTTGCTACTTTTTTAATCTCAGATATACCACTTAAAACGGAAACAGTAGCAACTTTAATATTTACTCTTTCCATTATTTAAGCTCCCTCAATTTCTTTTGAACGTGCTCTTTGTATATCTCAGGCATTTGCGGAAGTATTTCTTTCAATGATGGATATAAGAAAGGCCTTGCTGGTTGACCGCTTGTGATGTAAAATTCTTTGCCTTGAACGGTAATCTTAGGCATGCCATAGATTTCATTCAAATCAATTCCAACTTCCTCAGCTGGGATAAACCAACGAGTTTGAGTATAAACTGGGTTAACACCTTCTGGTAAATCTTTAGAACTCGCTTGCCCATTTGGACCAGTACCAAACTCACGATAAATGGCTTGAGCTTTATCCGACCAGACACGCCCAACTATTTTACCTTCCGCATTTTCTACAACCTCAGTCTTTAAACTTCCAATCAGTTCTCCAGAACTGAATTTCATACTAGAAGCCAGTCTTAATTCTGCTGCAGAACGAACCAACTCTGTGATTTCGTAAGTCGCATCATTCACAGCGTCATTTAAGATTTTAGGCATGGCATTAATTTTTCTTTTAAGCCTGTCCAATCCTTTAATTTCAACTCCCAATGTCATCGTTCCTTTCTAACATCACATTGATGTGTGTAGAATAAGGTTGAATCGACTTGATTTTATAATCAGGGTCACTGTCCTTATCAACATACACGCAAACTCCACTGTTTTCGTCTCTGCCTTCTTTTAACTCATCTCCTTGATACTTACATGATTTCATGCTAGAAAGCTTTGAACCATAAATTGTGGCATTGACAGCACCACTTGCGGACTGAACATTCATTTCAAGAGCAATTGGAGCAAGATAATTAACTTGATCGTTTCCCTCTTCATCTTGCGTGTTGTTTGGGTCTGTCCTTTTCAAATAAACCGTTGTTAAGTTACGTTTCATCAGGCGCATAAAAACTAACCACCTTTCCGAGTCGGTAACGATTCAAGCCACGCTGGATATTTAAAGGAATATCTTCAATAAAGGATTGAGAAACGCCACCTTCTGAACGACTAGATTCTCCCTCTGTACTTTCACGATTAAAAGTAATTGTGGCTAACTGACGAGCATACAACCACATTGAATCCAACATTTTATCCTGATTCGTATAATTAAGGACGAGAATAACCGCATCCTCAATTAAACCAGTAGCTTTATTGACGTCAATGCCTAAATCAGTTTTTAAACGTTCAGTTGCTTTAATTTTTGGTTCATTCTCTTCCATGATTACCTCATTTCATTATTCTATGCTGTAACAGTTACTGCACATACATCAGTTTTTGAGCCGTCAGTGGTAGTAACAGTAATGTTTGCTGTACCTGCTGCAATAGCTGTGACTTTACCATCAGAATTTACTGTTGCAATATCTTCAGCGCTAGAAGAATAAGTAACGGCTTTGTTTGTTGCATTATCTGGGCCAACTTTTGCTGATAATTCTTTAGTAGCTCCAACTTTCATAGAAGCTGTTTTTTGTGAAATGGTAACTCCTGTTACAGAAATTGGTGCAGTTTGAACACGAACGATTTTTGTTTCATCAACGATTGCAACAACATAGTGTTCATCACCAGTGAATTGTGTTACTTTTTTAGTAATTTCACGATCAAATTCAACAAGAACGTCACGTTTTAAGAATGTTTTCATTGCACCAGGTTTAACTGCAATTGGTGCTCCATCTTTGATTTTTTTAGAACGAACAATTGTCCAACCAAGAACTTCACCAAATGCACCAGAAACAAGGATATTATCTCCAAGTTCAGAAGCACGAGTCCAGTTAACTCCCGCTGCTTGGCGCAAAGTTGCAGCATCTTTGTATGAAACAAAAAGAACACCTTGAGTAAACCCTTGTTCTTCAAGCGCATCAGGAGCTTCAACAAATGTATTTTCTAGTTTGTCAATCAAACCAAGATCAACACCAGCTACTACCGTAAGTTCTGCAGTTCCAGCAACTGCTACAATTTCATTATCTACAGCCGATGCAATGGCCATACGAATTTGGCGTTGAATCTCTCCTACTGGATCACCATAACCTGAAAGTACCGCTTCATCAGAAATAGCCATCCCTTTAGCAACTTTTTTGATTGTGGCAGTTTGAGTTGCAGTTTGTAATTCGTCCATTTGAATTGCAGCACCTTCGGCAACGACTTTAGCATCACCAGAATATTTAAATTTAGGCAATGTAATTGTTGAACCTGGTTGACCAGCAAGGGTTGTATCAATTGGAGCAATTCCTGAGAACTTAATAGCTTTAGGCAATTGAGCAGCTACCATTTGCCCCATAACTTCGGGATCAACTTGTGAGTTCAAGAACGTTACTACATCGCCAGCAAAACGTTGCAAGTTGAATTTTAGTTTTTTGTTTTTCATGTTTTTTTCTCCTTATTTTGTAGCCTGTTCATAGGCTTTTGGATTTGTTTTTTTCAGTGCCAGCGCTTCTTCATAAGTTAAGGTTGAAATATCAACTGGTTTACCTGGTGTGGCACCTCCACCAAGCGGAGTGTCAACAGAAGCTTTGAGTTTTTCATTAACTGCTGCTTCTAAGGCTTTATCCCATTCAGCTTTGAAAGATTTGACATCTTTAATAGCTTCCTCAGCAGTGTTTCCTTGAATGCGAGCAGCAAAAGCGCTTGGAATACCAATTTCTTGAAGTTGTTTGCCTTTTTCTACAAGTAACTGTTCTTGACGAAAGGCGGCTTTTTCTTGTTCAAAGTCATCTTTTTCTTTTTGAATCAGCGCTTGTTGGCGTTCTTCTTCCGAAAGTTTGGCAAGTCGAGCAGCTTCGTTTTTTTCTTCTTCAAGTTCCTTCTGCCAACGACTTCGTTTAGACTTAACAATTGAATCAACATCAGTATCATCTTTAAGTCCAAACTTTTCTTTGATTGCTGCAACTTGTTCATCTGTCAGACTGTCAGCGTTGAATTCAGGAGGAGTAGCTTGGCCAGTTCCAGCTCCACCGTCGCCGCCTTCTTGTCCACCTGCAAAGAGTTGTAAGTTCAGTTTGAGCAATTCACTGCCACAAAGTGTTTTGAAGTTCATTGTGTTATTCCTTTCCATAGCTTTTAGAGTGGTTCAATGCTTGCACTTCCGAAGCTTTTAATGTCATCACGCTTGGACATAAGAAAAACCCGTGAATTTCGACGGGTTTAAAAATTATTTTTTCGCAGCAAACTTAATATTTTTTTCTTTGAGATAAGAATCAAAATAGATTTCATCTTTATCTCCATTGTAAGTTACCTCATAATATCGACCATCTGGAATATTGGTGGAAAGTAAAGCCTTATTATTTTGCAACGTCTTACATGCCCATACTACGTAAACTTCTTCGGCTTTTAATTGCTGTTCATTCTTTTCATTTGAAAAATCAGCAACCAATTGTCTTGCTGTGTTTGTAAATTGTAATTCGTTCATTTTCCCCTCCTTTGGGTATAAGAAAAGCGCATGTCAGTGACAAACGCTTTATATTTTTTCTATTTATTTCCTTCCTATTCTAAACACCTTTTCTAAGTCTTCTATTTTATTATATTTAGAGACTTTATGAATATAATCTATGTCTCTCCAATATATTGAATCGCCACTCCTTTCCGATGGATGAGGGTAGCTTAATATTGTTATATCAATAGATAATTTATCTAATGTCTCTTTAAGCTTATAAGCTTTGTTTCCTAATAAAATCACAGTTTTATAATTGGGGTTATCTTTAAGAAACTTTTTGATTTTCCAACAATTATTCGTTTTATTGACAAGCATCACATGCTTTTCTTCCAATATGTCTACCGCAACGTCAACTCCACTAGATTCATTGGTTGTCCATGATTCAATTTGATTTTTCGCTTTATCTGTCCCATATATCAGGCAAATGATTCTTCTAAATGCATCGATATCTGCTGATATGTCCTTGGGAATAAAAGCTGCTACATCAAAGTGATAGTCATTACCTGTCATATGTGTTACCAAGCCTTCTTCAGGATACTTATCATCTCCAACTATTAATATACTCATAATTTCACCTCAAATAATTATACCTCTAAGCTTCAATAAAAATCAACATCTGGATGCATTGATTTTAATTTATCCATCCATTCGTTGTAAGTTGTACTTCCTTTAACATCAAATGTTTTACCAGTGATAGGGTCAAGCGCTTTTCGTGGCATTTTATTTAAACGTTCTGAATACATTGAAGCCACCGAACGACACCACGGATGGAAAGGTGGATATGTACCTTCTGCACCATTTACAACTGCTTCAGATATTAGAAATATCTTATGGTCTTTATGACGACAAATTTGCGATGTTCTCAAATCTAAGATAGCAATGATTTGATACTTCTCAACGCCATTATTTTGCCACGATTTGAGCTTTGCTTGGTTAGCCATATAATTCGCTTCAGTACGAATCAAACGCCTAGCAACGTTAATTGAGCGGTCAAATTCACCAGCTATTGCCTTTGCCATTTGAAACTCACTCATCCCAGTTAAAGCTTCAACCGTGAATAGCTGTTCTAATCGTTTGGCTAAGGCTTCAGTATCTCCCCATAATCTTTTAGAGTAATTACTTCCTAGCCAGTGGCTATCAAGAATGTTTTCCACAGATTTGGTAGATAACTCTTTGAAATTGTAATCTTTCTTATTCCAAACTTCTTTAACAACGCCATTCTTTGCATTTGCTTGAGCTTCACGAATAATTGTTTCAGCAGTAGTTTCTTTGTAAGCTTCATCTATCGTATCAATATAAAAAGATGTTTGCTTATCAAGCTGAACATCTGCAATTTGTTTTGTTACTAGATAAGACTTTGCTTTTAAATCTTCTGCACGAGTAATTCTTGATTTAAGCGCTAGTCCTGTGAGCCGCTTTTTAGCTTCTCTTTGCAAGTCAGGATCACTGATATCTTTAGCTAATCTTCTAAGCTCAACTAATTCAGAAACAGGAACAGTTTCATTAAGCATTCTTTTGGCTTCATCATCTGTCAGTTCCGTTTGCTGCTTAGTACGATTAAATAATTTAGCAATCTGTTTCGTTAAATATGACTGAGCTTGTTTGTATGCCTGTGCTACGACTTCCTCAAGCTGTTTAGCACCGTCATTTACTTTCTTTTCGGCTTTAATCGCTCTTTTTTGCCAGTAGTCAGACATTCTTTTTACTCCTCTACCATTACATGTTCAGGGTATTGCTCAGCTATTGAAACTATTCCATCATAAAGTATCTTAAGGCTTGCTAGTTCTTTATCTGTTGGATCAAGTATAAAATATCCTTCATCACGCTCAAAAGTCTTACCAAAGGATAACAATGCATTAGTAACTGTGATATATAAGACAGAAACCCCAGCACATACAATATCATTTCCAATATTTGCAAAGCCTGCATGGCCAGTCACTTGATACCAGTATATTTGGTTGTTCTTCTTTTTGAATTTAGCTGTAATCATTTAGCTTTTTTTTGTTTTTGTTACTGGTTTTTTGACTACTTTCTTTTTGGTAGTAGCTGTTTTAGAAGCAGTTTTTGTCTTAGTTTTAGTTACTTTAGGGGTTTTTGCTGCTTTAGCATTATTTTTTTGAGTTTTGTTTTTTGTTGTTTTTGTTTTGGCCATTTTCTTGGTCTCCTTTTTGATCTGTCTGATTACCAGACTGTTTATTGTTGTTATCTTGATTTTCTTCCTCATTTTCATCAGGTGGATCATCAAGATTAGAGTGGCTATCTTCTGACTGAACGCCCATAGCTTTCTGATTCATTTCGATAGCCTCCTCTTTTTCCTCTTGTAACTGTTCAAGAACTTCATCGACATTATCAATATCTGGAAGCCATGAAAGCAAGACTTTAAGAGGTAGAATTCCTGCTTGGTGTGCCTGAACGATTTGATTAACAATGTCAGTTGTATTGATTGGCAAATTAGGTTTGAGTTTAATCTTAATACCGTCAATATCAACATTGTTATTACCAATCTCTAAATAATTAGCAAAGAGAATCAAACGTTGTCTAAGCCCTTTTATCATGTATCTTGACTTAACTGACATAAGTTGTAGTAAGCCAAAGAGCTTGTACTTCATTGCCTCGCCTGAAACATTTCCTGAGAAGTTTTTATCATTCATATTGGGCACATAAGTCACTTTATGAATATCTTCAAGTAATGCATCCCGTAACACGGCTACCGAACTTTCATCCATTTGTTTAGTAAGATAACTAGCATCTACTTCACCAGGTTTAAATGATGTCTGCATCATCTTTTCTTTTGCTAACCTAGCACCATCTCCATCTTGTAAGGTAAACCCACGGATAAAAAGAATTGCATCAACAAAGGCTTCTTTATCGTTCAATCTGTCAGACTGAAGCAAGTTATAAGCATCAATTAAGCTAATTGCTTGCTCAAAATCTCCTTGTCGTTCTTCGTTGTTACGGTATTCAATAACAGGTACCGCCTTAAAATAATGTGGTAGTGCTTTAATTAATTGATAATCTCCGAAACCAATAGAAGCCGCTCTATATGTCAATACTCTATTGTCGTTATAGTATTTAACAAGATAATAATCAACAGCCCCTTGCAAGTTATATACTGGTTGATAATGCACTGCAAATAAAGGATTCGTATCAATCGTATCATCCGTAACAAGGAAAATACCCCTTGGATCAATACATTTAATGTCAGCAAATACTTTCCCAGTTTGAGGTTCTTGATTCATATAAATCAATTCATAACCTATCCCAAATACTGACAAATCTTTTTCAAGTTCAGTATCGTGAGAAACAATATCAACTTTTGTATAAGCATCAAGAATAGATTGAATATCATCACTGCTTGTATAAGCGACTGGATTTCCTACCATGAAACCAACATTCATATCAGTGACATACTTTGCATGATTAACAACAACTTTATTATTAGGCGTTGCAGCATTATCTTTTGTTCGTTTTAAAATGCCTTGCTTGCCATCGTAATAATCAGATAGTTTTTCTAAACGCCAAAAGTCACTTTGGTGCTGATTAATACAATGATTAAGCAATTCAGAAGATGGGTTGTTTAAGTCACCCGCCATCTCTCTATTTATTTTAATTGCCATATTTCTCCTTAATAAAAACCAAAACCTACTTTATTGACTATTTCAGCTGTCTTACCATTTCTAACTTCATTACTATAAATCGCATATCGCAAAGAGTCAAGTACATCATCGAATAGTTTTATTGGTTCTCCTTTTTTTTCATCCCAAACATATTGATAAATCTCATTAGGAAATTTATCAACTTTATCTCTACAAACAAACAACTTATCTTTCTTAAATCTACGAGCGACTGCTTCAACACCAGTTAAACGTGCTTTGTCTCCATTAAACGCTTCAATGTGTTCTCGTTTAAACCTATCAACATGTTCAGGGCGAGCAGAATCACAATAGAAGGGGACTCTTGAACCATAACGTTCTTGAATACCTTTAGCTATATCTACCCAATAGTCAATTTCTTCATGTTGTTTTGCGTGCTCTTCGATTAAATAAGCTGTTCCATCATCCGTTTCTCCGATAACAACAATTGAACCCCAGTGTTCATACCCCCAGTCAACACCGCAATAGAATGTTGATAGTTTAGGTAAGTCTTTGGATTGTATATAGTGTTTGTTGCTATCAAAGTCTTGATAAACCACACCGTCAGCAGATACCCAAAGTCCTTTTATATCACGGTCATAAAACATACCGCTTGGCGTTGCTGCCTTGATATTTTCACGGTACCTCTCAGATAAGAAAGTATTATCATCTAATTCAAAATGAAAAGCCTTAACATTTTCGTTAGGCTTATCTATATATTCTTTCTTTAACCAATGCTCAGGATTATCAGGGTTAGTATCTGCTAGAATTCTTGCTCCATTCCCCGAACAACGAGAAACAATTTCACCAAATACTTCTTGTTTAGCAAGAGACGCTTCATTGACATAAGCACCATAAGCAGTCATACCACGAATAGCACCAACTCCACCGATATTTCCAGTATATGCTTGAACTACTTTTACACCAAATAATTTAAAGTTATTGTGCTTATCAAACTTGGGCTCTATATTGTACATGTTATAAAGTTCTTGGAGGATGTTCTTGTTGATTGTATTTGATGAAACACCAGCCAATATATACATAGGCTCTTTCACACCTTCTTCATCAGCTATTTTACGAACACGCCTTAATTCAAACAAGAATAAATCATTATTCATCTTTGTTTTACCTGAACGCTTAGCACCATGAAGTAAAGCAATAAACCAATCTTTATTTACTGTTTGCTTTAAAACATCGATTTGTTTTTTGCTATAAATATCACTTATCATCTATAACCTCACTAATCTTACCAAGCAATTCATCCAATTTTTCTTCAGTTGATTTATCAGTTGCAGATTGTATCATTGCAGCTTTGAATTCAGCAATATCAGCTTCTGCAGTAAGTTTGCGAAGAGTTTGTTCAAGTAATTTATCATTACCAGGATAACGTTTAAGAAGTTCCTTCATTGCTTGTATTTGCGTTTTGAAATCAGGAGGTTTTTCAACTTCCGCATATCCGTCTGCATTGGCTACAACAACTGTCTCTGTAATCTCGGCTTTAGCAATCAAGGTGAGCCTTTCAAGTATTTCTTGAGCACCCATAATACGCTCAGAAGCCATCTTTGTGATTTGCTTATCAATGTATTTTTTTATGCCAACATTTGCCAACAATTTGTATGCACTCGCTCTAGCATAATTCTTTGAATATCCAGCTTTAATAGCTGCTTCTTCAGCACTTCCTAACTCAATATAATAGTCAGCAAAATCTTGCTGTTTCTTGGTAAGTTTCATACCTCCCTCCTATCTTATTTGTGAATCCAACAATAAAAGGCTGCCCATTGGACAACCTGTAATAAAATATAATAGCAAGTCAGGGAGTCGAACCCTGAGCGCCTACATTTCCGTACCGTGCTTGCTACGCTGTAAGCCCTTGACTCCTAGAAAGTCCTATGGGTTAATCAGCAAAGGGAGTCTAGCTCCCAAAAGATAAATAACCCCGTTGTGAATGTAACGACAATCACTGTACAGTCGCAAGTTACCTTGCTGTTTTTATGGATTCAAACCAAAGGAATATTATTATCAACCTATTATGTGACTGAGTGAGATTCGAACTCACGCCTCTGCATTAAAAGTGCAGTGTCTTAACCCCTTGACCATGCAGCCACTAATTATGAAGCAAATTCAAACCGATACTTATGATATTTGTGCTTTTGCCTTTTACTTCATAATACAAGTATATCAGCAAAAACAAGGGTTGAGGTGCCAATTTCATGCCAAAAACATGCTATTTTTCTCCCGATTTGTCCCATGATTTCAGATAAAACTAATAATATGAGGGTCAATGTCTTTTCTAAAGCGATAATAAATAAACTTTGCTTTCTTTTCTGAAATCTCAATTCCTTCGTTATCAAGTTCCATTATCACTCTGTACCAAGTAAGGCCACCGTAACCAAAGTGTTTCAGCCTTACAATTTCTTTTTCGTTGTAAATCAAGGAATCATACCATAGGTTGAATTGGTACATCAGGTCTTTGAGTTTGATGTATTCCTCATCATTTTCAAGTGCTTCTTTATTTAAGACGTGACTTTCAGGTTCCGAACCACCAGAATAAGCTGTACGAATGCCTAAGTTATCTACTTTTTGCTTATAAAGATATCTGCTTTCAATTGATTTTATTCTGGCTTCAAGTCTGCCATTTACGTAATCTCCAATAATTCTATCTAACTTATCTGCCATTCATCAAATTCTCCTTTTGTGGTATAATTAAGTTAGAAATTCAGTTGCCGAAGCCCGTTCCAGCGGGCTTTTTTTGTTCAGATGTGATATAATTTTTGTATTAATGTTATACAGATGAGTAAGTACCAAACATGAAAATCGGAGAAAGAGCTTCCCAATAGTAAAGATTTTTTATTATTGAAAATTATGAAGTTCGAAGGGGCATGACTATGCATACCTTATTAACTCTATTGCAACACCTAACTACAATTTGTGAAAACATTAATCCAATTCTAGATACGTTCATAATGTTTCTAGAAATTTATTTATTCATCTGTGAACATCTTAGTAAGTTAGGTAAAATTTAAAGAGCAGATTCGTCTGCTTTTTTTCATTTTTCTCCTCCTCTAACTATAGTAAATATATAATATAATCGGAAAGTGTATTTATATCTGTTAACCTCTATCACTAAATGGTTGACAGGTATTTTTTTATTTTTATTAAAATACTCTTTTTTTATTCAATTAACTTAGCAATATTGTCAATATTTCCAGTAAGCATGGCTACAATAATTATTATCGTCAAGCAAATAATTATTAATATCATGAATATTTCATATCCGTGCAAATATTTCATCTCCACCTCAATCCATGTGTTTATCAAGCCATTTTTCGTGGCTATGCACATTATCCGACTCGTCAAGGTCTGAGCGGTTGATGACAAAAGGGTTTCCCAAAGCATTATATGTAGCAATAACTGTTTTATCGCATCTTTCACATTTTTCTATATACTTTGGATAATCTCCGCCACTTATTCGCTTAACAATTTCGTACTTATGCAAGTGCAGCTTACACATTAGTTTCAATGGTTGTCCTCCTTGTTTTTAATAATCACTTGAGCATTGGATAAAATCGGTCTTTTCCATTCAAGTTCGTCATTAAATGACCAAATATTTATTGACCCGTTTGGACTCACATCAATATTTAAATCTTTTGGCATAACATCCATCCCACAAAAACCAAAGTTTATAACATCAGAACATCGTCCTATGGCGTTGCATTCTCCATTATTTACGTAGCCAACTTCTAACATTTTGAACCCACTATCGTGTATTTCATTTATCGGTTTGATATATAATGATTTTCTTTCGTACATTCAATCCCTCCCACCAGTCATTAACCAGCTATATTAGTTTGTCTGTCATTCTGATACCTCGTCAAACAAACTCATCTGCCCTTTCTTTTCTTCTATGAGCGGAATCCAGTCAGGAAATTTACTTTCAATATGTTCAATTGCCTGTTCCGTCCATTCGTGAATCCCTAAAAATTCCATTGCATCTTTGCTGTGAGGGATAACATTTATCTCTGAGAAACCAATCGGATTATCTGCACTATTTTGAATAAAATATACTTGCTTCGCTGCCATTTCTAATGCATCACCATGAATGATTACTCCATTCATTCCACGAATTGCAAAGGCATGAATCAAGAATGAAATAGCTTCATCTGATAATTCTAATGCCTGGTACCAATAGTTACTCGGCAAATAGTTAAAAAAGTCTGCATTCATTCTGTCATCTTGCCATTTTTGAATAATTAGAGTTCCTGTTCCTGCTCCAGTTATATCAGCACCTCCAGAACCACCTACAAGCAACGCTGTGAGCTTACCAAGTGCATCTGGTGTATAATGCTGTCCTTTTGCCGAAACAGCTGAGTGAGTCATAAAATAGTCCCTGAAAAAGTCAACACTCATGTCATGGTGGATATTTAAGATTTTAGAATAAAATTCTTCACGTCCTTTTTTATCAAAAACAAGTTCTTGAATTCGATTTGTAAAATTCATATGTTCATCAACATTGAGCATGTCATAGAATTGCTGCTCAGTAATTGTCATCTTCCCCTCCGATTTCTGCGAGTGCTTCTGAAGCATAGTTGTATTCTGCTTCATCATCCAAACTTTTTGCTGCAATCTTAATATTTTCGAGCGCTTCAACAGCCGTGGCAAGCTGCTTTTCAAGCTTGATTAACTTCAACCGTTGCTGTAATGCTTCAGCGGAAGCTTCACACCACCGATTCCGCCAAAAATCTGCATCTAAATCGTATTTTGGGAAGTTGTGTTCTTTTTGTGCTGGATCAAGTTTACCTTCATTTTCCATACGTTTAACACATTCATCACAGATAGGGTATTGACCAACCTCTAGTTCTTCTGTTTCTACCTGTTTATCACATAAATAACAATAATTTTTCATCTTCACTCCTCCAATTCTCCGCCATAAATCAATGCCACAGCAATTTCAGTCTGATGTGAATTATTCATTTCATCTCGCCACGCTTTAAAACCTTCTGAAACTGGAAGCCAACTTTTTTCCAAAAATTGAGTGCAAAACATTTTTTTAGCTTCCTCTTCATCATAAGCAAGTACAAACATTTGAAGATAAAATACATTGATTTCATCATAAAATCTATTAAAGTGTTGAATACGCTCAATAACTGCTTGGGGTAAGCATATTTCTGGAGATTGGATTTCACCTTTTTCATTAATTCTCCAGCCTAATATATTTTTCGCACTAACTAAAATACGATCTGATTCATCAATTTCATCATAGTTTTCAATAATTTTTAGTACCATTTTTTATTCCTCCACCAATTCATCTACCGAGCAGCCGAGGGCTTTGGCGATAAATACTGCATTGGCTCTAAACTTTATTTTATAACGTCCAATCTCAAAATTTTTCAAATCTCCAACGACTACTTTAAATGGTATTTCTGTAAAATCATTAGATTTTATAATTTTTTCAGCTAACTGCTCAGCAGTCAGCCCCTTCTTCTCACGCATGATTTGCAGCTTTGTTTGTGTCATAATACCTCATTATTAAATCTAATTCTTATATTTTTTAAATTTAAAAACACTTAATTTGTATCTCTCTTGCTATTCAATTTATTTCAATAAGTTGGTATAATCATTGTTAGGCAAGGAGAAACCATATGAATATCGCAAAAAATGATTATAAAATCTTAAAGTATTTAGAACAAAAACCAAATAGTAATTTTAACGAAATAGAAAAGTCACTTAAAAATGTCGCATCTATAAAGGATAGGATTGAAGCATTACATAAATCTGGATTAATAGATTCAAAGATTAGAGAAACTTCAATTTTTAAGCAAAAAACATTTGCTACTGATAAATTTGCAGTATCTAAGCTAGGTGCTAAAGAACTCCAAAACTACAGAGATGAACGAAATAAAAGTATTTTTAAAACTATTTTTCTTTCTTTAATATGTCCCATTATTGTGGCCTTTATAACTTCACTAATAACAATTTTACTGACAAAGTGATTTTTTAAGCCTAGATAGTTTTCTAGGTTTTTTTCATTCCTCCGCCTCAATCTGCTCATAGCTTCCAGTTTCCATGCTGTCGATTTCTTCCTGGGTGAAGGTTAACTTCCACGCTGTGCCAATAGAATGCGTAAGTGGGTCTGCTCCAGTCCAAAAAAAGTATCTATCCTTGTCTTTGAACTGATTATCCTTTGCAAGGAATTGTCCGGTTAACTCATCTCTCAAATAGAACAGCTGCGGTTTTTTGACTTGATAGCCGTCTAGCCATGCACGAAGAATCAAGTTAATATTGTCATCGTTACTTTGTAAGAAAAGCCACTCATCTACATCTTTCGGCATATTATCGTTATCTAGCAAACCTAACGCATTGAATAACTCATCTTTTTTTACGTATTCAATCCACTCCGCCACACACTCAGGCACGACTGGCAGTGCTTGCTGTTGGTCTGTTTCATACCTTTCAAAAAATGCAATTCTGTTTTTTTCAAACGCTTCAGCATCTACTTGTCCAATTAATACTTTCCCTGATAATTCAATCAAGTAGTTAAATTCTTCTTCAAACTTAGTCATTTTTCGTGTCCTCCGTAAATACTGAATCAATAGCTCTTTTAATCATGTCGTCAGATACAGCACCACCGCTATTTAAGATTATTGCTTCTCTAACGCATTCTTTTGCATACTCCTGCATTTGTTCTGCGCTGTACAACGGATTTCTACCTAAAGTCGCTACTGGTTTAATATCTTTTAATCCCGTCATATTTATCCAATTCCCCCGCTCTTTTCCATGCTTCATCCAGCGCTTCATCACGCTGCATTTTCACTTTTTCAAGCTGTATGCCTACACAAGCTGCGCCTGCAATGAAGCTACCAATCGCTATAACTATCAAACCGATAGCCATTTCATATCTGTCCATTAGCTCTTGTAAAACCTTTCTCTCGCCATATCTCTAAGAACTCTTCGTCTTAATCGCCGTTCTTCTTTTGTTTCCTCTGGATTGAAGCGATCTGAACCCATCAAATCTGTCGCTCCGTGTGTAAAATGAGTTACAGTTTTTTCTTCTCCGACTTTTATTGCATACATTTTTTGCGGACGAGGTGTAGAACCCTTTTGCACTGCTTTTCCCATTGCAGTAAGTCGTGCAAACTGCTTGCTACTAAAATCGAAATGCTCTTTTACTTCTTGGCTGTTTCCTTTGAAAATAACTTCTCCGTACTGCCAAATTTCAACGACTATTAAATTCATTGTCCTCTCAGCCATTGAAATACTCCTCTCGCAAATTTTCCATCATGATTTTTCTCTTTGTTTGTCGTCTTAATTGACGCTCTTCTTTAGTTTCAGTTTCTCGAAGCTTTTCTTCTTCTAATTCTTCGAGATATGTATTCGTTACGTTTACTTCTTGCGAAACAGATCCGTAAACATGACCGACACATTTTGCGTATATAGTCGTCGGGCGTGGTATTGAACCTTTTTCTACTGCATAACCTTTACCTCGCCACTGGTTTATTTTATTTTGGTTCACACCATAATGTTCTTTTATCTCGTTCGTGTTCCCTTTGAATAATACTTTTCCGCCTTGAATAATTTCCAAGACAGCTAGTTTTGTCTGTCTTACAACTATTTTTTTCATATTGTTCCTCAATCAAAAATGTATCTATTACCCTCTAGTTTCTTTTCTAAGGTGTATTTGAGCATTTCCCATGTCTCATATACTCGCCGTTGTTTGAATGCTTGTACACGGCCTTGTATATCTCTCTGAGTGCTTCTTTATCTTTGCCTTCGATAAACACTTGTTGTTTACCGAAACCGTCTTTTGTTCTCTGACGTGAGATCAAAAGCAGCAGTTTAAATAATTTGCTTGTGTAACTTGCCATATTTACCTTTATCCTGTACGCTATTATTTTGCGTTCTGAGCCGTTTTGTATTGTTTGCGATAAATTATCCGCTGGATAGTTTAAACGCTCAATGTAACCGTAACTTTCACAAATTAGGGCTACTCCAGAACGATAACTACCTCTTTCAAGTTTCTATCCAGAAAATCATAGAGCTGTAACCACGTCATTTGCTGCCCCTTATTAAAAACTGTCCGAATATCTTTGTAATATTGGACTAGCTCTTGCTTGTACTTTTTCCGCGCATCAATATAGACAATCTTATGGCCGTATCCGTCATACTTTGCTTTCTTGGCCATATTGTAGAGCTTCAATAATGGTATAGGGTTAAAAGCCGTCATCGCTTGCCTCCTCTATTTCTATATCTATCTGGTTTTTGTCTAGGTAGTATTTTTTTGCAATGAGAACTACTATCTGGCTATCATCTGTGTAATAACCTAACTTGGTCATGTAGTCTTGTAGATTTTTCATGAGATTATCCAAGTCTGGCCTTGTAGTTTTGAATTGCCACCACTTTTTCTTTTGCTTAATCGCATTCCAAAATGTCACAGTGAGCTGTAAGGGCACATCTTTATCATATGGTTTACTTGGAGCATTACGCTTTAGTGCGTTAACTAGCTCCTTGTTTTCAGTACCTTTACGGTTATAAAAAGATATTTTTCCGTTTCTGTATCCAATACCTTTTTGTTGTTGCGTGACTGGCATCTTCTGCAAGTTGAAAGAAAACTTCATTTTCCAAGTCTCGCAATCCGCTCATGAAATTCTTTGTAAAAATACTTAGTTTCTTTATTATTTTCTCTTGCTTTCGCCATCTGTTTAGATTCTTCTCGAGTTACAATTTGTTGAACTATTTTTTCTTCCTTACTTACTCTTGACATTCTTTACCTCCTCAAGTGTCATTTCTCCTCTGTGATAAGAAATAGCCTTTTCTAAAGGACAGCCAATGATTACCGCTAGAAAGTGCATTGGGTTATTTGGCTTACTTTCTTTATCACACCAATCTAGGAAGCGATAGTATTGTTTATCCGTCACTACAAGTGGTTTCACGTAATCAATATGACTCTGCGCCATTGCTACTGTATAAGCTGACTTAGGTATTGCCATTCTCTAAATCCTCCCAGAACTTTTTTCGATCTTCATCTGTCATATACTCTGCTTTTTGATCACCTTGGGACCACGCTGGTGCAGGCTTCACGATTTTATTATTAGCTGTAAAAGCTTGTTGTCTAGGTGTTGTGTCATAATCATCTTCCCAACCTTTACCGTTAAACCAAGTACTCCCATGCTTGATATAATCTTTTAAAGTCCCTTTTGCATTTATTTCTGCTAAATAGTTTTCAATACCAGTTTGAATCTCTTTATCAGTTACACCAGATTTAACAGCCTTCTTATATGCTGTAAATGCTTTTGGCTTTCCTTTTTTATTTGGATATATTTTCCAAAGCAAAGAAAATCTATTTTCTAAATCAGTTTCTTTATCGGACTTGTCCGATATATTATTAAATGATTTATTAATTGATTTATTAGATGATATATTATACTTACGATTTTTCGGTATACCCTCTAACGATTCTTCCATAGGGGTATAATGATTTTTCGGTATACCCCCTAATGATTTATCAATATAGGGGTGGATGTATCTTTTTTTTACTTCTCCATTTTCAATTTCATACTCTAACTTTATATATCCTTTTTCCTCAAGGCGCTTTAGATTGGCAGATACAGTACCTTTAGTTTTCCTATATCTATTTGCTAAGTATGCATTTGATGGGAAAATGCTTCCATATGAATTTGCCATTGTATAAATTTCACTAAAAAGAAGTTTTTCAAAATCGTTTAAATCTTCAGCCTCAATAATCGGAACTGGTATTTGATTAAAAAATTTTGTACTTTGTTCCATTAGCTGGACCACCTTAAATTTCCGACATAATTATTAGTTTTATTCCCATCTATGTGTTTTACATTTGGCAACCCTTCTGGATTATCAATAAAAGTTTGAGCCACAAGTTGATGCATAAAAGGCATTACTCGTTTGCCATTGTCTAATACAAAACTATATCTTGGACGTTGGTCTGAACTTGTGTTTAATTTCAAATTTCTACGAATATTGTCTGTCAATACTTGACGAAGCTTTCCATAATTACTAATTTCATATTCTCCAACTATTTTTCCAACAATTCGTGGAGAGTTAATGTATTCTAATTTTTTCCATGTTTCTTGAGTCATATATTTCTCCATAAACAATAGGTTCTGCTGTTTTGCCCCGTGGGAATCTTACAATATGCAGCGACTTACATGTCCTTCCTGCACAAAGCCTATTGTTATTTAATTAAAACGGTAATTCATCATCGCTGATTTCCATTGGTGATCCACCGAATGAATCTGCTTGCGATGCTGCTTGTGACTGTTGACCCCCACCCATTGAAGCGAATTCTGAGCGGCACAAGTAGTTTTTAATCTCTGTCCCTGTAGCAGCTTTTTCTTCTCCATTTTTATCGATGTAAGTTCCTGTACGCTCTTTCACAAGAATAAACACACGTTTTCCTTTGAGAAATTTAAGTGTCTGTTCGTTGTGCCCATAATCCATTGGAGCAATAGGTTGATTATTATCTTCGATACTTGCAAGAATACGTTGCAAACCGCTATCAGACCACGGTTTTCCGAACAAGAACCAGTTATTAGCCGTTTCTCCATTACTTCCTTCAATATCGAATTTAAACATTGGATCGCCATTTTTGGATTGTTGATTTTTCACATCGACAATAGTTGCGATGTGTACTCCTGCAGCAAATCCTTGACCTGTTAAGTTGCTCATTTCATTTCTGTTGTATTGCATTATTTTTGTTCTCCATTTTCTTTATTTTTTTCTACAATTTGCCCAAATTTAAATAAATCTTCTATTTTACAAGCGGTTCTATCATCAAGACGATTTTTTGCATATACTCCATCACTCCCTTCAAGTATTGCCCCTCTTCCGTGAGTTGCTGGATTTACTTGAATCCGCCCTACTACGTCAGTGAGACCTAAAAGTTGATTTAACACTTGATTACGAACCTGTGGGATATATTCCGTTAATTTTGTGCCGTCTTCCAAGTCTATATCTCGCTTGTCTTCCCAAGCGGTAACATAGATATTGATAGGCAAGGAATAAATCATTGTGATAAGCCGTAAAAAATAATTCGTATAATCTCCATAGTCTTGAATTTCGTTACGAATACCGTTCTTACTTTTAAGTCCTCGTGCCACAAACCAATCTTTTTCAAAAGCTGTGATATTATCAATAACTAACGTTTGGTATCCTTTGAGAATCCCTCTAGCTTCGTCAAGAAACTCTTTCATTGACTGGATAGGATTTTCTCGATTAAAAGAAATAACATCGACATCTTTCAAACCAGCTAAAACTCTACTTGATCCGTCTAAATCCAGAACTAACACCTTACCCGTTAGTCCTTTAATTGCACTTGTTTTCCCAAGACCTGGCTTCCCATAAAGAAGCACTCGCCATTCATGCGTACGACTTATTTCAGTCGCTTTTTTAATTTCTAATGCCATAGTTAAAACCTCAAACTTTCTGATTGTTGCAACTCAACTCCTTCAATAACTGTTCCATTCTTCAAATCTTCAAGCATTTGTTTCTTGTCAAGCTTAGGTGGCTGAGGTATAAAGTAGTTATCATAAAATTCGTTTTTCATGAAACGATCTTCATCGTCAAATTTTAATGACTTTGGATTGGGTTGAATTCTAATGTTGAATACTGCACTCGGAATTTTTCTTAATCCAATTGAATTCATACTATTTTGTAGGTAGTCTTTTAGACCTTGTTTCTTTTTAGCTACTACTTTTTTCTTGTCTTGAAGTCGTTTGATTTCAGCAGCCAAAGCTACTTCATCGGCTTCAAGGTTTTTCACAACATAACCAATATTTATGGCTTTGTCTTTAATTTCTCCTTCGATACTCTCTAAAGTATCTACCCACGTTTCGACATCCAAGTCTTCCATATCATAGACTTGTTGCCAATCGGTGGTTAAATCGTATAAACTCATTTTTAATTTCTCCAATTTTTGTTATAATCAGAGTAGAATCTCGCAAAGTTTCTACTCAGCTTCTGGTTGCCGCCAGGAGCTTTTTATTTTGTCATGTAGCGAAGGTAATCGCTTAATGTGTAGAATATACGAGAAAATCGAACTCCCCATATTTCCCATTTAATTTCTTTACCTTGATCGTCTAAAATAGCTGTGACTATGCTGTCATTACTAGCTACAAATTGTGTTGCAATTAGCATTATTTTCTCCTGTATTATGTTTTTATTAGTTCTCCTTGGTATAATTACAGTGAGCTGATATTAACGGTATCAGCTTAATACTTATAGAAAGGAGATCGTGATATGAATAAAATAGAATTATCTTCATTTGAATATGCCGTATCTGTACTCAATGAAATTGCAACTATTGAAAATAGTTCCCATATACCTTTTGAAGTGGTTTGGAATACTTCTCTTGGTATTGCCAAAGCTAAAACTGTTATCTATGAAAATAACCATTTTCCAGTGCTTAGCGAACAAATTGAATTCGATTATGTTCTTCAAAACACTTTTAACCCAAGATCTGAAGATGGCGATTCGTTTTCAATTGTTCGTCATTCGGTATTTGAATATTTTCATAACCAATTTGGTATGAAGCGTAAACACCTTTTAAATCGTCCAGATTTATTGATGAAAAAGCTTCTAGAATTATCTAAAATAAACAGATTAGATAATACTAAAGTTCCGGAATACTCAACAATCTTTGATTTCGAAACACTTGACGGTTCTATTAAGTTGCCGTTTTTAGATAGCAATTCAATAGAAATTACAGAACCTATCAGCTTAATTTCAAAAAGTTAGATTCATATTTAATTAAGTTGTAAACGTACTGAAGACTTGCATATGCTTGTTCATGTGTTAAGTCTTCTTTTTTTAATAAATCAAGTATTTTTATACCAATCTCATCTAACTTTGGTCTCCCAAAAAGGTCTAAATCTCTATTCTCTCTCTGAAAATTCCTTAAATAATAATCTCTTGCTTTTTCTTTTGAGTGTTCCATTTCTTCGCTCATTGCGTTCTCCTTATACTTTGACTGCTTTTGCATTCAGTCGACTGGCTATGATATTCATTACCCACACGTTTTTAGTGATAATATCGGCGAAAATTTCTCCTGTGTCACGTTCTACGATTAGATACATGAATATCCCTTTCTAGTTATTTTCCTCTGCGTTGTAGCTGTAAGTTTCGGGGATCATTAATAATTTTTATTACTAATTCTTTTGACCACTTAAAACTTTTTCTAGTCATTCCCTTACCACATTTTGATTTAGCAGGTTCGAGCATTGATTCATAAAAACCAAAAGTTGTATCATCGATACCTCCAAGCATTCTTTTTAAATCAGAATAACTAAGTAATTCAGGAAAGTTTTCAACTACAATATCTTGAACAGTTTCAAGAACCGTTGCACGAACACTAGTTTTTAAGTTCTCAATCATTTCTTCAAACATGAGCTTTCCTTTCTAAGCTTCAAAGTCGAAACTGGTTTGTGAGTTCAGTCCACGAATTTCCAAAGTTGTGTTGAATGCTGGTTGCCACATGTCAAGATATTCTAATGCCTCGTCATAGCGATTAAGTGGAATATCACTGTATTTCACAACATCAAATCGATTATTCAAATCTTTGTAGAACTCACGGAAAACTTTACTACCGATTTTCTTATGAGCATTTGAATACTTACCGCCAGTAAACATATAAACTTTGCTTGCTACTTTCTTCTGCAAAACTTTAGCTTTATTTGAAGGAAGTCCGAATCGGTCAGTTAAATCAAGAACTGAATTTTCGATTTGTTCGACTTTTTTATTCAAGTTCACGTTACCTTGAGCGAGTAATGCGATTTGTTGTTCTGGAGTTTGCGGTAAAAGCTGTTGTTTGAGTTCTTTTTCAACTTCAATGAAATATTGACGAGCTTGTTTCCCTTTTTCATTACGCTGAATCATTGAAATTTCTTTTGCCATATAAAGTTTTAGTGCGTGGTCAGTATATTCGGTTTGATTACCTTGAGCTGTTGTTCTTTTTTGTACAATAGCTAAATAATCAGTGTTTTCAGTAAAACCATATTCAACCATGCGATCGAACCAAATTGAATATCTAGTTCCTACTTCTAAAAATTCATGTAGTTCACGACCGCTTACTACTTGATCGTTGTTTTCGTTTTGTGTGATATTAATTAATTGATTCATTTTTATGAATTCCTTTCTTTATTTAATGACTGCTTTTAGCTTTTTAAGCTCCAACCGATATTCTGGAGTATGCACATACTGCATAAATTCTTCTAATTCTTTAAAACGAATTCGGCTCCCTCCCATAAATATGCCAGATCGAAACTGTGGGAACATAGCCATTTCTTTTTTTTCTCCTATAGACTGTGGGAGCAGAGATACTGAATTCTACTGCAATATCTTTAGTAGTTAGATAGTCATCTGGCTTGTATGTCATAAGTTCCTCCTTTCTATTTTTTATTGATTGGATACAATTCCATTAATTTTGAGAGCATTTCAACCGCTTTTGGCCCTCCATCTGTTTTGTTCAAAGCATTTCTGAGCTGTTGCTCGCTAACTCCATCTAATGCGAACGCTAAAGTTTTTACTGAAATACCAGATTCTTCACGGTATTTATTAACCGCTGTTCGCATTTTTTCTAATGCAATTTCTGTCATGTTTTTCTCCTTTTCAAAGTTTTTATAAAGTTTTTATACTTTATTATCGACACAAGGTATAAATTTTAGTACAATAAAAGCATAGTTAAAGAGCCTATTAAACACTTTATAAAACTTGCTTGGCGGCGCTGTTCGTTTGGTATTTATTTAGGTTTTCTTTAAATTTTTGTTGAACTTACTTTACACAGATTATTATATTAAAATTAATACCTTGTGTCAAGTTAAAAGTATTATTTTTTATGCTTTTTGTTCTTTTATTTTATGGAGGCTTGATATGACTGTATTTGAACGGATAGATACACTTGCAAAAAAACAAAAAAAGTCAGTAAAAACTGTAGCGCTTGATATTGGATTAAGCGAAAATGCAATATACGCATGGCGAAAGACTAAACCAAAAGCTGAAGATTTAGCAAAAGTAGCAGATTATTTTCATGTTTCAGTTGATTATCTTCTGGGTCGTGAAGAAAATGTAGGAAATAAAGAACCTATAGATTTGGCAAACCTCGTTGATGAAAGCAAAGTTGATTGGGACGAATGGGTATCTTTTGATGGTAAACCGCTCACAGATGAAGTTAAAACGGCATTAAAACTTATTTTGGGTAAACGTCTTGAAGACTAATCGGGGGCTCTATGAACGAACAGGAACTAATAGAGCATATAATACTTGAGATAGAAAAATATGGAATTGAAGTTATCGGAGACAACTCATTTCCTTTAGACGCTGTAACAAACAATAGAAAAAAGATAACAATTTTTAATCCCACTACGGTTAAAGCATTTAAGCTATGCCATGAATTGATGCATATCAAGAATAATGATAGTCATCGTATTGGAGAATACGATACTACTAGCTCACAGGAAAAACGGACAAATAAAGAAGCTATTATCTATTTATGGAGCTTATTTGAGTCCGAGGGAGGGAGCTTTAACTACTTTTCTTTATTTATTGATATAACTGGATGCCCATACGACTACACATATTCACTAGTAAATGCAATTTATATGGAACAATTTGCTGTTTAGAACCTTCAGTGAATATTTGATTGTTTAACTAAATATTTATATACTATAAATATAGCACGTGCGCTAATCACGATAAAAGGGTAAGGAGAAATTTTTTAATGGAAAATAAAGAAAAAAAGGCATTGCCTATTATTGCACTTATTATTGGAATTCTAGCTCTTGTACTTTCATGGGTACCAATTGTTAATAACTTTGCTGCAGTTCTAGCCGTAGTTGCTATTATTTTGGGAGTGATAGCAATTATAGTTAACCGAAAAAACAAAAAAACTTTGAGTATTGTTGGGGTAGTTATTTCAGTTCTAGCTGTTGTTATCGTTTTAGCAACTCAAGCTATGTATTCTAGTGCAATTGATGGTGCTAGCAAAGCTGTAAGCACTTCTATGTCAAGCTCTCAAAAAGAAGCTGAAGATAAGTTCAAATGGAGTAAATCTGATTATGATGCCCTTGTTACTGGAGATACAATGACAGGTGCTGGCGGATCAAATTATGATACTTTAGAAGCAAAATACGGTAAACCTTCTAATTCAACAGAATCTACTTCTGGAGACTATACAATTAGAAGCGTTTCATGGGATAACATGGGAGCAAAAGATTACAAATCTGTAAGTTTAACGTTTACGAAACAGGCTGATGGATCTTGGTTACTCTCAAATAAAATGCAATCAGGTTTGGAATAAACAAAAAAGCCGCCCAAGTTTGGCGACGAGGGGCGGCTTTATATGAAATAAGTATAGAAACTACACGAATTTCGTGAAGTTTTCTTGTACTCTATTTTACAAGAAAAAGGAGTAGAAATCAAATATGGATATAAAATCTTATAAAAAGAAAAATGGTACTACTGCTTACAAGTTTCGAGTTTATGTGGGAAAAGAAAATGGCAAAGACAAATATGTAAAGCGCTCTGGTTTCACAACTAAAGCTTCAGCAAGAGCTGCTTTAATGCAGCTTCAAAATGAAATAGAAAATCCCACGTCTAAAAGTGAAATGACTTTCAGGGAACTATATAATGAATGGTTAGTTGTCTATGAGAAAGAAGTTCAAAACAGCACCTACTATAAAACTACTCGTGCTTTCGATAAACATGTCTTACCTGAATTTGGGGATACTAAACTTTCTGATTTTACACCGTTGATATTACAAGACTACCAGAATGACCTTGCAGAGAAGCTCAAATTTGCAGGTAAGCTCTTTGGAATGATTCGTAAGGTATTTAACTATGCCGCTCTTTATGGCTACATACAAGCTAATCCTGCGCTTCCTGTGACTTCATCTAAAATTAAAAGAACTGCCGAAAATAAAAAAGACTTCTACAATCCAGATGAGCTTAAGCAGTTCATGAAGTTAGTAGAACAAACAGAAAACATCAAAAAAATAGCTCTTTTTAGATTGTTAGCTTTCACAGGGATAAGAAAAGGAGAATTACTTGCTCTCGAATGGAATGATTATCGTAAAAAAACTTTAGACATAAATAAAGCTGTTTCTAATTCCCCACTTGGACTAGAGGTTGCTGCTACTAAAACAAAAGCAAGTGTTCGTCTTATAAGCCTCGATGCTAAAACATGTAATATCTTGGATCAACTTCATAATACATATCCAAAAACAACACGTATATTCGAATCCGAAAACGGAGGGATATTATCACCTTCAAAACCCCGAAAATGGCTTCATGACATTCTTAAAGATAAGGAGCTTCAACCGATAAGAATACATGGATTTAGACACACTCATGCGAGCTTACTCTTCGATTCTGGTATGAGTTTAAAACAAGTACAATATAGACTAGGGCATTCCGATTTAAAGACTACTATGAATGTCTATACGCACATTACAGAATTTGCTAAAGATAATATCGGAGATAAATTCTCAGCATATATTGATTTTTGACTAGCTAAGATAGGCTAGTTTTTTTATTGTTTTTTGGGTCTGCTTTTGGGTCTGTCTTTTTTTAGTTTTTAACTATTTACATCTATTTATAAAAAACAAAAACCGCTCTGTTGAGCGATTTTTAAGTATATGTGAGTTGGTAAAAACTATACAATGGAGGCGAGGGGAGTT